TGATTATCTGTAACTGGATTAATATCTAAAAGAAGATCTGCATTAATAGGTTTTCTTCTTTTCATTTGCTTTGCAGTCATGCCAATTCCAATTGGCTGCAAATCATTGCCTCTTCTTTTTCTTGCCATTAGATTTTCTTTACTCTAGAACCAGGGGCTTTTGATGCTTTTGATAGGACGTCATTCCATCCAGGATTTTTACTAATTAATTTGTTTCTCCAATCACCAGTCTCTCCAGGACTTGCACATCCTTGAGACCAGTCTCTTCTCCATTCTGGATTGTCTTTGTACCATTGCTGAATGTCATGGACACTCATATCCACTTCTTTAGTTTCCCCAGTTTCAACATGAACAACAGGATAAATTGCCATAAGTTATTAATAATGTAACAATATTTATTCTATAGTAATAGATGGAGCATCTGCACACTCAGGACATTCTGCATCTTTCCATTCAAGTGCTTCTGCAACTGAAGGGAACTGACAGATAAAGATGCACTTAGCTGCCTTTGCAATATCCATATGTTCCTGCTGAGTTCCATTTGCAGAACGCAGATTGATATAATGGATCCATGACCTACATGAACCTGTCATATAGATTCTTGTTGGAGTTGCCAAAGGAAGAACAAATCTAGCACACTCCTTTGCCACACCATGTTCCAGCAAAGTCTTGTACAGATTGTTTGCTGCAGAGAAATGGTCTGCAATCATTCCTTGAAGAGTGAGTTTCTCATACTCACTCATATTATCAATAGAGTTTTGACGATTCTTTGTATCCTGACGACGAAGATCTGGCACAGGAATATGATCAGTCAGTAGACTTGTATCAGCATATCTCTGTGAGAATTCTTGAAATGTAAAACTCCTATGTCGCAAAACTTGAGCTGCTATGCCACGAGTAGTTTCAATCTCAAGGGTCATAGTAGCTTGTTCAAACACAGACCAATGATTATGCTTAATACAATAAGCAAGCAACTTGGCATAGTTTTGATTGTCTTGATTCGCAGGATTGCTAACTCTAGCAATGTATGCCATTGTTTGTTCTGCATCTGGAGTAATAGAAATAAGTTTAACTTTCGAATTCATCCTGTTCTCCTTTCATGTGTTTAAACTTTAGTGCTTTTTGAGCAAGTTTTTTTGCTTTTCTCATGTACTTGAGTTCTTTATCATCATACAACCAAGGTTGCTTCAAGGCAACCTTAGAGAGCTTTATGGTGTCTTGAAACCTCATCAGTACGCCTCATCATAATCTTCAGTAAAAGGAGTTACCATAGCATCCTCTTCTGTTGAAATTTGCATGGGAGGTCCTTCTATTTCATACTTTAAAGATTGAACTAGAAGTTCCATGTTTCTAACAATCATTCTAACTTTTTCTCTATCCATAAAACTGTATAGTCTCAACCAATTTTACACAAAAAAAGGGGGGAAGTCAATCCCCCCTTGATTTTATTTCATTGCCATTGCAAGTTTTGCTTGGTGCTTACGATTTTCTTTTTCTTTTTGTTTCTTGATTAAAACAAGTTGCCAGTTATTCTTCATTTTTTCTCAACCTCCTTAACAAACTTTACTCCACGATACTGAGCATCATATTGTTGAGGTTGTTGCTGTGCTTGCTCTTGCTTACGCACTTCTGTGTCATAAGGGACACCACGATATACTACTTGTGACATTAGATTGCTCCTTTACTTGTGGTAAATTTGCGTTCCTTCGGTGTATCCTACTTCCGTTTGCTATTTGCAAATAGCAAATGAACGTGTTTTATCTATAAGAATAATTTTGTAATTTTTGATACAGTTTTAATCTCTTTGTCTCCAATCTTCTGGTTTATCTTGCTTGAACCAATCAGCAATCTCATCTACACTATTAAATCTACTAATCCCCTTGGATTCATGTCCTGTTCCACCAAAGTCAAGTTGATTTAAAAAATCATCCATATCTCCCTCCACCATATCAGGATTCTCTGCTGTTCTTCTTGCTTGACGGAGTATGGTGGCAGCAGAACGATTCGCTTTTGCCAACTTCTCTGCCCAAATCATATCTTCCAGACTTACTTCTTCATGTTGTGCAATCTTTCCACAAATTGCCTCTAAGCGTAGTCTATACTGGGTAGAGAGCATATGTAGTCTCCATATAGGGTTATTTAGCATTTACCTTTCAATGTAACTCAAGGTGTGACTTTGAGCATAGAGTTGTTGGATGATGATGTCACATCCAATCTTGGGATTACAATCACCACAAGTATAAACATCCACTGCTGCTTTACCTTCTTCAGGCCAAGTGTGGATGCTAATGTGACTCTCAGATAATAAACAAATTACAGTGACTCCTTGTGGATCAAACTTTTTTGAAATAGTTTGAACTACAGTAGCACCACTTGCTGCTGCAGCATTTTCTAATAGATCTATAAGACAACATTCATCATCCAAAAGAACAAAAGAGCAACCATACAAATTTAAAAGATAATGTTTACCCATCTCACTTCTTCTTTTTGCTAGTGGTTGCCCCCCAAATTTTGGGATTTACTCTTCCTTCTGTTTGTTTAAATTTAACTAGACCTTCTCTATACTTATCCCAATAGTAGTCAAAGATGTCAACTTTTTTATTTGCTATGACAATATCATAATTGTATTGATCATTATCATAGTACTCTACTATGTAAGCAGTGTATGGTAATGACCTATCCTTAGCAAGTTCTGGGTCACAACTTTTATGAATAATTTTTACTGTCAATTCCTGCACCTCACCTTATGATGAGAATGTTATCTCAGGAAATGCATCTTGCACTACTGCTTTGGTAATTTTAAATCTTTTATGTACCTGTTTATCTTTCATAAGACAAACAAGTTCTGCCTCAGAAGCATGGAGTGCCTCCAGCATCTGAATAAACATAACTTCTTTTTTCATTTTGGTGGTGTTAGTTACACCCTTTACAAAGTGATTAAACTTCTTCCACTCATGAATGAGTTTTGAATGCTCTGTTCCTACAGGAGCATCATTAGGGGTATATGGAACTTCCCCTTCAGGAAGATCTGATTTAACAGTATCTTCAAAGTTCCAAATAAGAACTGCTCTTAAAGCAGGACTATCATAGTGTCTTAAAATTTGTATCTTTTCGTCTCTAGTTTTAGAATTAGAAACTCTTTGAATAACTTCAGACACCAATTGACTTGGTGGCAATTTCATAAATTCATCTCCGTTTTAATTAATCTTCAGGTTCTTCCTCCTCTAGATCTCCTTCAAATCTAAAGGCAATAATTTCATCAGGAATAACATTTCCATTTTCATCATACATCTCAGGATGTAACCTAGCAATTTGTTGAGACCAAGTATGTTCTCTATAAACCCATCCAACTAATCCCCCAACCACCATTGACATTACAAAAAACATTACAGAAAAAACTAGGGTAACTGCTATCATTGTTCTACTCCTTATTACTGGTGTTTCCTTATATCCAAGGAAAAATTAAAGGAGATGGTTACTTCCCTTTTAAAGAAGGAAACCATCTTTTCAAACACAAATGAAAATGTTTTTTTCTTTGGTTTCCTCCTTCTTAAAATTAATTCAACACCTCTATTAATAGTAGAGGGATCTGGATTATTTATGGAACTCATTACAAAAGATTATTTTCACTGAGATACTTTACTGTATCTGAACATCCTCCAAGATGTTTGTCTCCCATTACTACCTGTGGAAAGGTAGATCCTTGACCAAATTCTGCATAAAATCCTTCTCTTGTAAAATCAGTACCTAACTCATAACAAATTATAGGACATCCTTTTTTTACACTAAGGTCAGATAAAACTACTTTAATTTTGTCGCAATAAGGACAACCTTTTTTACTATAAACTGTGAAATTCATAACTTTAAATTCTTACTGGGTGAGGTCTACGTTTGTCTGATTTAATTGCACACAACCAAGCAGTTGTTATTGCAATATTATCTTGCCACCAACTAGTTTCCAATCTAAATTCTTGGAATCTAATTGTAGTGTTTCTAATAAATTGAGCTTTTTCTGCTCTAGTATAATACCAAAAACTATTTTCATTCCAATAACTAACATGTGTTGGATCTTGCCATGCTCCTCTACCATCAGTAGAAGGAACTTCAATAAATGCCCAACCACCATCACAAAGAACTCTATGTATTTCACTCATAGCTTTGATTGGATCTTTTAAGTGTTCAAGAACATGACTTGCATTAATAACACCAACACTATTATCTGGAAGGGGAATACCATCATTCAAATCACAAGTAATATTACCAC